GCAAGCTGGGAAGCAACTCTATGGCATGGGGCAGACTTACCTGGATCAGCCGCAAGACCAGCGCATTGGACAAATGGCAAGCGGTTACCTTGGCCCATCACAGTATGGTGCAGACATTGGCAAGGTTGGCAGTGCCGCTCTAAGCCAGGCAGATGATCCACGTTTTGCTCAACTGGGTGCTGGTTACTTGCAGCCCTCGCAGGGCAGTCAGGCATTGACCCAACTCGGGCAGAGCTACGTTGGTCAAAACCCGCAGGATGTTGAGCAGCAGTACATGAAACGGCAGATGGCGCTGCTGGCTCCAGGGCGTGAGCAGGAAGGTGCAAACCTGCAAAACCAGTTGTTCCAACAAGGCCGAGGTGGTTTGAGTGTTGGTGCTACCAGCACCGGCATGGGCGCAACAACACCAGAACTGCAAGCCATGTACAACGCGAGGGCACAACAGGACGCATCCATTGCCGCAGGAGCGCAGCAGGCAGGACAGCAAAGCGCAGCCTTTGGCGCTGGGTTGTTGAGTCAGGGTCAACAGATGGGTATGGCGGGTCAACAGTTCGGTATGAACGCTATTCAAGCAGGCCAAGGTCTAAACCAACAACGCCAACAGTTTGGCATAGGCGCGATGCAAGCAGGCCAGCAGTACGGCATGGCAGGCCAAGGGTTTGGTGCTGATCTGTTGCAGAGACAGCAGCAATTGGAGCAACAGCGGATGCAGTTCGGTACTGGACTGTTTGGTGCTGGCAGCGGATTGTATGGGCAGTACAACGCAAACGTCACAGGGGCATTGCAACCGTACTCCAACTACGCTGCACAAGCCTATGGCCTAGAAGAGCAAGGCATGGGGCCGATGGAGATGAGCGCAGCCCTCGGCGGCAGGGCCATGCAAGGCGGTGCTTACGCTGGAAAGTACGGCTTGGAAGGCGCAACAGCCGCTGCTGCAGCACAGCAAAAAGCCGATGCATACAACCCGTTTGGCACTGCACTTTCTGGTGCGGGTAAAAGCCCAGAGTTGGTAGATGCACTGTCAGGGTACTATCGAAACTATCGAGATATGAGGAACGCACCTCCAAATTATGATTACGGCTATGGCGGCCCACAGTAGCAAGGACACAGCACCATGACTCAAATTGTTGAATCCTTGTTCGGCGTCAACCCCGAGCGTTATCAGGAGCAGAAGGATGCTGCGCTACAGCAAGAAGCTATGGCCTACGCCAAGCTGGACCCGTTGCAACGAGCAGAGGCTGGCATCTACGCTGGTGCCAGAGGGCTTGCCAGCGGCATTGGCAGGATGCTGGGCGGGGAAGATCCAGGAATGCGCCGGGTTACCGAGCAAGACCAGATCATTCGCAGCATTGACCTAAACAACCCCGAGACTTATGGGCCAGCGGCTCAACGTGCGCTTCAAACGGGCCATTCTGAACTGGCTCAAAAAATCATGAATAGGTACAACGAGCTGCAAGAAAGCAGTGCGTTGATTGGTCAGCGTAAGGCGGCGGCTAAACAATCACTTTCTGTTTCAGAAAAAAATGCAGCGGAAATGAGTGACCTTTTTGCTCAACAACAAGCATATGCCGCCTTAAGAGGAAAAGCGCCAATTGCTACTCAGCCAGTTTCCACTCAGCCAATTGCTACTCAGCCAGTTTCCACTCAGCCAATTGCTGCTCAGCCAGTTACGCCAACGTCAATAACTCAAAATCTTTTAGATCGTAATGGTAGGCCGTATTCTGTAGATATTAAACCTGTAGAGATGAGATCTGTGTTTCCACGGATTAGTGAAATAGGCGCGGACTTGCTACCGGCGGCTCCAATTGCACAGGCGGCTCTGGCTCCTACATCCCAAACGCGCCTAGCACTGAATCAGCAAATTTCTGAACTTGAAAAAAGGCGTCTTCAACTTTTGTCATTGCCTAAAGTTCCCGCTGCAAAGGCAGAGGCCGATGTGCTTGGCGACCAAATTAAAGAATTGAGAGATCAAGGGAAGCCTACTGATCTTTCAAAACTTGAAAGTGAAATTGAGCAACTTCGCGATGCCGGTGCAACCAATACAGACCCCCGTATCAAAGCTCGGCAAGACAAGATCATTAAACTTTCCAGCAGCGGTGCTGATCGGTTCGGCGTTGACCGCGAGGCTATTTCAATGACTGACTTTGGTAAGACTTTCGCGCAGCTTACACAAGCGGAGCGAAAATTGGTCAACAAACAAGTTGACGAAAAAGAAGCAACTAGAACACCCAAAGTTGAAGTCAAGAACATCATACCTGGTCAACCTGTTGCGCCAAGAGATTGGATGGACTTTACACAAAAGGTATTGAGTAACGACCCAGTTATGCAGCGCACATCAACAATTATTTCGGATGCTCCTAGCGCGATTGAAATAATTCGCTCATCAACGACAAACGACATCTCAGCCGCTTCATTGCCAGGGGCATTAGCACGTCTAACCGGAGAGGGCAAAAGTATGTCTAATCAGGATGTGCAACGCTTTGCACGTACCGGTGGATTAGATGACCGGTTGGCTCAAGATGTTGTAAAGTTTTTTTCTGGAACAACAACCAATGTCAAAAAAGATCAAGCGGAGAAATTTGCTACGGCGCTATATCGAGGCGCTTTGATTGAGCGCAGAAAAAAACTTGTGGACGAAGCCGAACAGTATGGCTACTTGGACTCACCCAACTACAAGAGTGCGTTGCGGCAAATCGACGACAAACTCAGCCGGTTTCAATTGAAGACCAAGGGTGGTAGCGACACTCCGGTTGCTAGCGGTGCGGATGCCGAAAAGGAAGCAAGATACCAAGCCTATAAACGCGCTCAAAAAGGAAAATAATCATGACGGAACAAGAAGAATTTGAATTTCGTCTTAGACTTGAGCGAGAGCAAGAACGCTCAAAATCAGTTCCCATAACACGTGAGCCGCTTACAAGTCAAATTCCAACAACGGGTAATCCTGCTGCACCTCAGCCACGTCCTGCCACCAGCATGGGTCAATACTTGTTTGAAAGCGCAAAGCGCGGACTAACCTCAATTCCTGCGTTATTGAGCGCAGGCAGCGCAGCGCAAACAGGGACGTTTGCTGGCGCGTTTCCGACGCAACCTGAATTGGAAGAGTTTACAAAAGAAAACATCCAAAGGCGTATGGGTGTTGACGTTGACTTGCGCCCTGCAACTACCATGCAGCGGATGCTAGGCGCAGGGGTTGAGGCAATAGCAGACCCACTCAACTTAATTGGCCTCCCTGTTACTGGCCCAGCAAGGGCTGCAATGCTAACTGGCTCAGGCATCGCAGGAATTGGTGGTGAGTTTGGCGGGGAAGTTGGTGGTCAAGTTGCTGGTGTGCCAGGCCAGATTACAGGCGGTATCTTGTTTGCTTTGATGTCTGGTGCAGGCGCGGCTAAAGGAGTTGAGTCTCTTTTTAGCAAAGGCAAGGGTGTTGACCTTAAGGACTTCAAGGTAGAAGATTTGGCGGGTATTGAGGGTAATTCGGTTGCAAAAGATTTGATTGAGAAAGCGTTAGCATCGGATCCTAGTCTAAATGCGCGGCTACAAGACATCAAGAAAAAAGTTGATTTTGTTGGCGGTAAAAGTGACGTTTTAGCCAGCGGCGGAATAGACAACAAGGTGTTTCGTAGCGCATTGACAAGACTTGCGCAAAACGATGAAAAAATTGGCAGCGAACTGCAAAAAATTTACACAGATTTGCAGACGGCGGTTCGCCGTAAGGCAACTGAGTTATACCCTCAGCCAAGCACCACGCTGCCAAGCACAAGTAAAGTGACCGCAGAAGCCGACGTTGATTTCAATAAACGGCTTGGCGCTATTGATGCGCAGCGAGCTAAACTGACGCAAGCTCTTGATTTGGGCGGCGCTCCTGTCGAGTTGGGAAAGTTAGTTCAAAACCTGACGCTTGCACAAGAAGCCGCAGCGCGTAACGCCTTGTCGCCTGAATACAACAGCGTTAAAAAGCAGGCCTCGGCTATGGGCGCGATATTGCCTGCTGCACAAACGCAATCATTGCTTGATACGGCCAAAGACTTGTTTATGCAAGACCCTTGGGGTCGTCAATCAAGTTTGCTTAAGCTGGTTGAGAAACAATCAGGAGAATTTGAAAAGCTGAGATCTCGATCTGCCAGGCAGGCCATATCACCAGACCAACCGTTGCTAGGTGCTGGTGGGGATAACCTGCCATCCGTAACGGGCGACTTGTCTGTTGGTTTGGATATAACTAGTTTGGATTCTCTCAAGCGCCGGGTAGCAGAAGACATCCGCACAATTAAGTCAGACTCAACTCGCGACAAATTAATATTGCTACAGCAGCGCGTTGACGACGCTCTTAATCAAGTGCAAAGCACCAGTGGTGATGTAAGAGTCAATTTTCGAGGCCAGCCAACCACCTTTGGCAGCGCCATGCAGCAGCTAGATTTGGACTATTACACCAAGGTCGGCATCCCTTTTAAGGATGCAGACGCAGTGCAAAAAATTGGGTCGCAAGAATATGCAGAGCGCATCGCGCCTCAGTTGGCTGGAAGCCCTACGTCAATGTCGCAATTCTTGCGCATAGCTGGTAATGATGGCGTGCCTTTAGCCGAGAAGGCTGTGATGTCCAAACTGTACACGCAATCTTTGGGCAAAGATGGGTACATAGACCCGGTTAAGTTAAATGGGTTACTTACCAAAACTAGCAACAACGGCGGGTACAGCGACATTTTGACGCAACTGCCAAATTTGCAGGGAAGGCTGACAGACGCTACACAACGTGCTGATTTTCTATCGTCTCAGCGCGTGTCCATTGACGACGCAGCCAAAGCTGAGCGTGTGCGTATTGGTGACAGCTTCTTGGCCGACTACGACCGAGGTGGGGTAGAAGCAATTTCTTCACGTATGTTGAGCGCAAATGGCATTGGCTATCAAGCTAAATTTATGAGCGATTTGAAAAAGTTGTCGCCAGATGACCAGACTAACGCAACGCTTGCGGTGCGCAACGCAATGGTCAGCAAAATGCTAGATAGCAAAAATCCGTTTGAATTCTTAAACAAGAACAAAGCTGCGTACACTAAAATGTTTGGTAATGCGCACGTTGACAACCTAGCAGCAATGGCCGACCTTCAGAGATTGGCAACCAAAATAAACGTGGAGAGATTGCCCCTGAATGAAATAGCCATCAAACAAATGTCGGCTTTGCAGCGCCTTCTTGGTGGTGTTGACCCCAAGCAAATATCCGCGATTGCGGTCAATCAGATTTCTAGCGTGTTCAATAAAGGCTTTCGAATTGCGGCTTTGATCGGCCAGCAAAACATTGACCAAGCTACAAAAGAAGCGCAGCGCAAGTTGTTTATGGATCCAAACGGTCTTGACAACACAATCAAAGCCACGACTCGATTGATTAGTAAAAAAGGTCAAGACGTAGATTTGAAATCGTTTATTAAACCAGAGGATTTATCCAATGCAGTCAGTTCGTTAGGCATGAACGTATTGCGATCTGGATACTTGGGTGGTTCTGTGGCAGCGTCCGAAAGCGAGGTCATGACAACAGAACCTGAGTCGTTCTATGAGTACACCCCACAAGAATAAAAGGCTGCCCGTGGCGCCATCCAAGAAGCCCAACAATAAAAATGAAAGCCAAGCTCACTTTTTTTGTCACGCTCATGGTTAGCCTGACTTTGTGCGTTGTTGTTATGGGAATGGTTGGCGTGATGCTGCTTGGTCTGTTTGATGAAAAGGTAGACAACAACAAGATTTTTGAGTTGATCTCCCCAGCATTTCAAACTATTGTTGGCGGCTTTATCGGGCTGTTGGCTGGTGTAAAACTATCGCACGAGGATGAAAAATAATGGATTGGCTTAAACAGATTGCACCAACGATTGCCACTGCACTTGGCGGACCATTGGCAGGCATGGCAGTAAGCGCCATCTCCAAGGCCATTGGTGTTGACCCCGAGCAGGTTGGCGACATGATCAGCAACAACAAGCTGTCAGCCGAGCAAATTGCACAGGTAAAGCTGGCTGAGATTGAACTGCAAAAGCAGGCGCAGGAGCTTGGCCTCAACTTTGAGAAGCTGGAGGTGGAGGACCGCAAGTCAGCGAGGGATATGCAGGCCACAACTCGCTCGATGATGCCGCCATTGTTGGCTAGTGCTGTGACGCTAGGTTTTTTTGGCATCATGGTGATGATGTTCTTTAACCAGATTGACAGTAGCAACCCCGCCATACTGATGATGCTTGGTTCACTCGGCACAGCCTGGACGGGCATTATTGCCTACTACTTTGGCAGCAGCGCCGGGAGCCAGGCCAAAACAGATTTGCTAAGTAAAAAATGACGCCTCACTTTAGCCTTGCAGAACTAACGCACACTGACCACCGCAGTCTGGACAACACGCCAAATGCACAGGAGTTGGCTAACCTTCAGCGCCTGGCTGAGTTTCTGGAGACAGTCAAATCAGCACTTGGCGGCAAGCCCATAATGATCAACTCAGCCTTTCGCAGTAAGGCCGTCAATGACGCCGTAGGAAGCAAAGATACCTCTCAGCATAGGCAAGGCTTGGCTGCTGACTTCCGAGTGCCTGGCATGGCTCCTGACGCCGTTGTGAGGGCAATCATTTCAGCCAAGTTGCCGTTTGATCAGATCATCCGAGAGTATGACGCTTGGACGCACATCAGCATTAGCGACAAGCCCCGGCGTCAGGCACTAATCATTGACAAGGCTGGCACTCGGACATTCGCATAAGTATCCGATACGCAGCGATGGCGTCCTTGAGGTCGCCTCGCAGCTGCTCAAGCTGGTCCTGCTGTTGCTGCAACTTTAGGTAAACCTCAAGCGCAAATTTATCGAGCGTCTGGCGATCCCAGGCTGCGAAATTCGGCAGATCGTTCAATTTGATTCCTCATCCATTGTGGGCCTAAACGCATCAGTGTAATGCGCTGGCTTTGGGTTAGTTTGATTGAGTAGACCACTGACAGCGGCTCACCTACCCGCTTGTTTTGGGGAATGCGTTTGTCTCTCATGGACGTTTCCTCGGCAGTGGCGCCCAATGCGTCCAGAACTGCGTACCCGGCGTGTTTTCGAAGTGACCCATAGTCGCTACACCTGATCTACCAAGCAACAGCACTTTGACACCTTGCGGGGTATGGTGATCAATTGGTATCCAATAATAATTGTTTGACACAACAGCGGTAAATGTGCTGTCCAGCTTGAACTTCTGCTCATGCTTGAAACGCTCAAATTCTTCGTCTTCAGTATCCATTGCTCTTCTTTAGTTTGGCTTCCACAGTACGGGCAAAATCCATCAGTGCACCATCGTGGTCGGCGGGGATGCTGCTGGGCATCAGGTTCAATATTGTGCTGGCAGTCAGCCCTACCCACGGGCGCTGTGCTGCGGGTGGGGTGGCAAAGTGATCCGCCAATTCCCGCGCCCGGTGTTTATTGATGCCCTCTCGGACTAGGGTAACCACCACCATGTCGCGCCACTGGGTTGGCTCGGCTTGCGGCACTGGCCGTGCCTTCGTACCCCCACAGTCTTTGTAATGACACGCATCACCATCTTGACAAGGGCATCGCGGGTCTTTTCCTATGCATGGCTCCTGCTCTGGCTGCGCCTCCACCCTAGCAACTAGCTCTTGTACCCTTTGGTAAAACTGGATGCGTGACATTTCATCTCGCATTGCCATTTCAAAAGGCATTTTTAAGACGCCGAAAAGCATCGTATCGCTCATATCCCCTCCTTGATGTTGTGGGCGGCTTCGGCGATCCTGAAAATTTGAAAGTGATGCGGAGACAAGACTGGGATTGTGTAGCGCCCAAATTCATCCTTTTCATATCCCATCCACGAAACTTTCTTTGCTTGCACAGCTTTTGTCATTACTTCTTGAATCTGTTCATCCGTCAGCGGCTTGCGCTGCTCTGGCTGTGCTGACTTTTTAGCTACCCACGCAAGTCCAGTGTATGTCGGCTCGTACACGTAGCCAAGTGACTTCAAAATTTCTACCGCTTCGTTTGCAGCGGGTTGATAAAACTTCTGCGCTGGCTCTGCTGGCTGCACTGGTGGGGTGGCAAGACTGCAATCACAAGGCCCAACGGGTAGCGCATCGCCGTTGTGAACAGAGCAATCACTGTCGTGTATATTGCCGTTTTTGCAGGCGGCGCACTGGCAGTGTGTGGTCGCCCCTCGATTGCGCTCCTTTAGTTTGGCTTCTGCCGCAATAAGCAAATCTTCCCAGCCATACTGAGCCGCCGCAAATTTACGCCTATCTTCATCTGTCAGCCCTACCCACGGGCGCTGTGCTGCGGGTGGGGTGGTGTAGACGGGCTCAACCCATCCTTTATGATTTGGGTTGCGTTTGCCCCATTCATCATGGTAGTTTTCGTTGTCATCATAGGTTCGGTAGTCGTACCCGCCTTCACCATCAAACGTGCGCCACGCCACCGGCTCCTGCTCTGGCTGTGCTGCTTTCTTGCCATCGGCAAAACCGCTTTGGTATGAGACCAACAGAGCAGCCTCATACTCTGCAATGTAGACCTGTGCATCGTCATCGTCCAGCTTGGCTTGCGCTGCTTGGCGCTTTGATTCAAATCCAGTCATGTCACATCCTTTACTTCGTAGTCTTTAAACACTGTTCCCTTGCTGGCATTGCCACGCCAACATTCTTTGACCCAGCCTCGTTTGCCAGATTTGTATGTACGCCAGTGACCTCTGGCCTGATGCCTGCGTGGGCTTGCGTGTGTACCGCCGCGAGACTCTGACTGCGGCTTGGGTGGATCAATGATTACCGTGTGCCAGTCATACAACGGCTTCAATCCACGTTTGGCTCTGCTTACGTTGGCCTTGTGGGGTGTGGGGACGTAAGCCTCTACGGGCATATCCAACGATGCGTAAAACATAGCCACAATCGCGCACATCATTGACTGGTCTTGCGGGTCAATTGGCTTGTCAACCTCGCCTGTCTTTGGTTCGCCATTGTCTTCAGCAAACAAAAAAGTCCCAAGGGTTTTGTACCCTGTTGGCTTCATAATCCAACCCGTCACAATGGTTGCCGCTGGTTCAGCCAGCACTGACAGCATAAAGTCACCCTGCGCTGTCTTACCGCACAACATCATGTTTTTGTACGGCGCTGGGTGGAGCAAGTATTTGCGTTGGTCATAGCCAATGTATTCCTTGATCGATCCAGTTACATCAAACCATTGCATCTGAGTTGGGTCAAGGTCAGCCACCGATACCATCTTGATCATTTCTTTGACTAGCGGTGTCATTGCGGCTTCTCCTCGTCTCCAAAGTCCATATCAACAGGGTGCGGCACATCGTCATGCACGATAACTCCATGCTTATCCGCTAGTAAAAACTTACAGCATACAACGCAGTAATATCCTGTCATTTCATACTCCTTCCAATTTCTGCTGCTGCGCGGGTGATGGCGCGGCGGGTTGCTGCGAGGGGGTCAGGATCGTCAAGAAAAGCCCCCATGCCACTGTGAGTCCAGAGTTTTAACTTCACCGCCAGCCGCAGCGCATCGCCATCGTCTTCAATAGGATTCCACTGGTTAAACTCAATCCGCATCTTTGCCTCTTCCAGCCCACAAGCCTTCGCCGCAAGTTCAAGCAGTTCTCTGTCCATATCACATCTCCTATAAACCAGAATCGGCCAGTGCTTCGGCCAAGATCAAAAGAAATAATTGTTTCTGCATAGCAGTTGCGTTCATGGCTTTGTCCCAGCAATACCCAAATTCATTTGACCGTGATAAGTAATCGTCAATCGCGGCAAGGCCGTAGTGACCTAGTACGTCGTGTAGGTACGCCTTTTTTGCGATGTTCTCTGCGGCTTTGCGTACTTCCGTGCTAATCGGGCCATAGGCAAGGTGTTCGTCATTGGGGTGGATGCGGTAGGCAACTTGACCACCTTCTGATTGCACATCGAGCAGGTTAAACGCCGCGCACCACTGACCACTGAGGGTTTGCCAGCCAATCCTCGCCCCACGGGCGGCAGCGTGTAACAGGCGGCTCATTTACATCCCCTCGTCGGCCAAGAACTCGGCCAAGATTAGATAAAACAATGGGTAGTCAGGCTCACCCTGCCGGGAATCAAAATACTCTGTAAATTCATTCGCGGCACTGTTTGCAAGAAAATGTTCCCAGCTTGAGTTGTACTTGGGGTCTTCAGCCATCTCCCGCAGCGCCGTGCTGATGTGGCCGTACTGGAGATGCTCGTCATCCGGGTGGATGCGAAAGTCGTCACCCTTGTAATCTGCGGTAGGAATGTACGCAGCATCTAACCAGCCGCCTCGATCATTAGTTTGTATCCTCGCTCCACGGGCGGCAGCAAATAACAGGCGGCTCATATCAAATACCCCGCAAAAAAGGACAGCGCCACTAGCGCCAGCAGCGCGAGGACAATTGCAACGGCGGTGTCGAGCCAGCCGTAGGCAAACAGGTTTTCTACTTCATCGTCTTTCATGTCCGATTCCCCCTACTAGGTAAGCCAAACGCATCCAAACTTCCTGCCCGTGGAACTTGCCGCATACTGTCGCCGTCACCGGAGCGGTACACTGGTCGTTGCCACAGGTCGTTCTCTGCGGCTTTGACTTCACCGGGCAGCTTCTGCCTCTCCACGTATTCCCCAAGCGTCTGCTTGGTCTTCTTCTGCAACTCGATAGCTGCGGGGCGCACCATGTGAGTAGGCGCTCGGTTTACTTTGATTTCATCCAAGATGCTCATAGCGGACTCTCTTCATGGTTTGCAGGGTTGAAAGGCATTGGCGGTACAGGCCGATTAGGCGGTAGTTCAGTTGGGAAGGGCCAGATGCTCATACTGCCTTTTCCGCGTCGGCTAAAAACTTCCGCAGGCGCTTGATTCGGGCATCTTCGTAGCTGACCACACTGCTGGCGTACTCCATTGCACTGTGTGCCTCAAGCCTATGCAGCTCAGCATCAGCCAGTTCAGCAGCGGCCATCTCAACGGGGGTCAGGCGTCGGGTCAGCCGTTTAAATTGTTGCGTTAGGTTCATGGTTGTCTTCCTTCTTTTAGTATCTCCATCCGTTCCCGGCTGGCGCGTAAGGTGCAGTAGCGTTGGTGAATACGCTCCAACATGGACACCCTACGGTGCTTCATTCTTTCCTCATCCAGCAAAACCAATAGTTCGGCCTCACTGTAATTTTGCAGTTCACTTTGAAATTTTCTCCAAGTCAGCAATTTTCTTCTCCAGTTCGGTGATATGGGCGGTCACCTTGTTATAGGCCCGACTCGCACTGTTGTGCGTCCGGGTGCGGATTGCAAGTTCGGCCTGTGCGGCCCTCAACTTAGCTTTGAGTTGGGTAAGTCTGTTCATGTAAATAAGTTTATCACAAGTAATTTGTTATTTGGAATCTTTCTTCAACATCATTCCTGATGCTGTGCCGGGATCAATCACAATCCAGCCGTTTTCATGGACTTCAATCAACTTAGCGTCCAGCAGGTTGCTGATGTATCGGGCGTTCTTACCATCAATCAAATTTCGGCGTGAACCGTCTGCCTTTGCGCCAGGAAAGTTTGAAATGCCATTCGCTACGGCGTAGTCGCGCATCACTGACTTGGTGAGGTAAGGTGCGCCGCCTCGCTCTTCTGCTCCTGATGACCACCAGGCTTTCTCAAAATCTGCAAACCCCAGCGACTTATCCTTTTGCTTGGACTCAGGCACTTCACCCTTAACCACCACGGCACTGGTGACCGCCTCGCCATCTTCATCAAACCAGCCGGGTATTGCCACCGGTTCCAAATCAACATAAACCGGCGCTGCCATTTCGGCGTCTTTGCTCTTGCGCTGGACGATCTCAATGGACTTGTCACCCTTGGCGGGAATGACGCTGATCTCAATGTCCAATGCGCCACGCCAAGCGGATGAACCTCGCGCCCGGTGCTGTGCCTCTTCTGACACACCTGTGTGGTGAACCAGAATGACGGTGCAGCCAAACTCTTGCATGAGTGCAGCGCAGGCATCCAGCATGGTCTTGGCGTCTTGGGCTGAGTTTTCATCACCGGCCATGAATCGGTGCAGGGTGTCCACCGTGATCACATCAGGCTTGATCTTGAGCGCCCGTATGGCCTCAACAACCTTCAGATAGCCCTCGGCGGTGTTAAGGTCAAGCCCCGACTTGCTGACCCACATATTGAGGTTGCTGACGTTGTTGTGGTGCTTCCAGGCTGCAATGCGTGAGCGCAGGCCGTGATGGCCTTCACCGGCTAAGTACACCATGTTGCCGGGTCTGACCTTGTGACCAAACCAAGTGGCTTTTCCACTGGCAATGTGCAGCATCCAGTCCAGCGTCACAAATGTTTTACCGCCACCGCTGGGGCCATGCACCATGACTAGCGCCTTATCCTGTATCCAGTGCTTTACAAGCCACGAGATAGGCGCTGGCTGCGCTGAAAAGCCGTCGGCATGGATAAGGTAGTCTGTTGCCACAACGGGCTTAAGCAACAAAGCCAAGTCATGCCCCGCTTGGACGTAATCATTGGCGTCACCCAGCACTGGCGGTGTTGTCATGCGTACCCCAAACTTTGCGCTGGCCTGTTCGGCGTAACGCTGCCCCACTCCACTAGCGTCATGGTCGGCCACTATGCAAATGTCCAGCGTCGGATGGCCTTCCTTCAGGATCCCGGTCACCGGCACCAGGTTGGACGCGCTGTAAGCCACCGCGCAGGGCTGGCCTGTCACCTCGGCTATGGTGGCGGCTGTCGCAAAGCCCTCGGCAATGTAGAGTGTGGTGGCGTCATCCATGCTGCCGACCAGCCAGTACATCGAGCCGGTCTGTCCACCGGGGTGATATAGCTTTCCACCGGCATGGTCAATGTACTGGATGCTCGAGAGTTCGCCGTCTGAGTTGTACAGCGGAACCATCAGCCTGCCGTCACCCGTAATCCGTGCGCCATGCGTCTTGATGCCCTTGCGCTGTAGGTAAGGATGCTCTGCGCTTGCTGCCCCTGCCTGCGACCAGATGAGATCGACGGTGTTGGCGGCAACCTCACGCGCCTTTTTCACCTCGGCATCACGCTGGGTCTTAGCCTCTGCCAATCGCCGGGACTGCGCCATTTCCTCCACGGGCGTCAAGCTGCGGCCAATGTCTGCTTTCCAACTGGATTCAAACCCTGACCTCCAGCAGCCAAAGCGCCCTGCCGGTACACCATCAGAGAAGGCAACGTACCAACCCGGCTTGTCGTGACCCTTTTCGCCCTTGGTGCCACTGTTAAAGCGGTGCAACTTGCCGTCAAGGTGGATGGTGTCTGGTGGCTTTAGCCCTGCGGCCAACATGGCATCTTTTAGCTGATCCTCTGGTGAGTTGATAGGTTTTTGAGGGGGCGGCGACCAAGGGCCACCGAGGATATTTGAGAGGTCTGCCATTTATTTTCAATCTTTCGTCATAAAGTTGTTGACACTGTAGCATGAACTTGTGTTAGACTGCAAGCACGTTACGAACTGAGTCCAGACGGTAACGCAAACTGAAGGAGAGCCAAATGGCTATTTCGTTGAAACGCACCAGCGGCCTTAGTGCCAGCGGTGTCAAGCTGCTTGTCTACGGGCAAGCAGGGGCTGGCAAGACCAGCTTGATCAAGACTTTACCGCATCCAGTGGTACTGTCTGCTGAAGGTGGTTTGCTGTCTATCCAAGACGCTGACTTACCGTTCATTGAGATAACCTCAATGCAAGACTTACGCGAGGCTTACAGTTGGGTGTTGGAGTCTGAGTACAAGTCAGTGGCGCTGGACAGCATCTCCGAGATTGCTGAAGTCTGTCTCAACACTGAGAAGAAGATCAACAAAGACCCTCGCGCTGCTTACGGCAGTATGCAGGAACAGATGGCCGACATCATCCGCGCCTTCCGAGACATTCCCGGACGCCATGTCCTGATGACCGCCAAGCTGGAGAAGACCCAAGACGAGATGGGCCGGG